CCCTCTAAGCCACTACTCCTTTTTTTTGTAATGCGTGCTAATTCCTTTTGTTTTGGTAAAACGTTTTTTACAATTATTTTTTGTCCCTCTACATATCCAATACCTTTATTAGGGAATAATACTTCTTCTATATCTACTATTATTTTATCATTTTTTTTCATCTGTTTTCCTCCAAAAAAGCATACAAAATAGCCTCTTGCTCACCTAAATCACGAACAAGATCTATATCGACCTTTAGAAATGCCTTTTTGCCCACAGTTACCTCCAAGCATTACTTACTATAGAGGCGAGATAAGGAAACAGCCTCACTTAACTTTCCGTTAGGTGAGGCCATTAGAACTTTATGTGTTGAGATAATTATATCGCAGTTAATATTCTTTGTCAAAGTAAAATTGTGGTATAATTAAACTATATCAATGACGGCTAGATCTCTCTGGTCGTTTTTTGTTGGCTAGATTTCATCTGGCCGTCTTTGGTGCCGAAAAATCAACTTAATAAGGCATATTACATGATTAAGAACCCTACGATTCAAGAATTTGAAGCAGCAACGACAACTAGAATGCTGACTCATAAGCGAGCTAATAAAACTAGTTATTCCCATAGCGAAGCATCTACTTTGGCGATTATCGGAGCCAATAGCTATCTACAAGATATTGAGGCTAACGACAAACTTTGGTGTATGGCTCGTGGCAAACGTACGTATATATTCCATGTGCCGTCAAGGCGAGTAGCTGGCGAACTTGGTTTGGATTTTGACCGAGATGCTAACGGACAATGTAAAAACTTGCGAATCGTAGTCTTAGATCGCAAAGGCTTAACGAAATGTAAAACAATTGGAGATTTAGTCATTGGCATAGAGCGACGACAAAAGTCTTATCGTAACAAAAGAAAGGAGCATAGATGAGAACTATCAAAGTTAATTTAGATTCAGACGGCAATGCACATATTTGTTTATATGGTGAGCATATTGTACTTGGCAAAGACAAATTCAACGAGTCCGGCAAGGCGAAATTCACCAAGTTTGGTGAGGAATACGTTGCAGAAATCGCTCAACCAGCCAAGAAGCAACGTCCAAATACAAAAGCTAAGCCCAATACTTCTGATGACCAGCAATTATCGGAGAAATAAAGCATGAAACAGATTACGATTACACTCTGTGCGTCCGATAATCGCACTCAAGCGAATGGGTATGATCCGAAGTTCTATGACGATCAAGAAAAACAACACGCAGACATAGTTAATGATATGAATACAGCAAAGAAGGTATTTGGAGATAATCTTGCTGTTATTACTGTTACTGAATGGGAAAAAGTCGGCGAGGTTGAATCTATGACGTATAGAAACATTGATGAAGTAATCAGACGATATACGACAGAGGAATAATGGGTGATGGTGGCAAGCAAGCAAAAAACCGACAAGAAAAAGACGCAGACGAAAAAGGTTGCGTCTAGCGTTGGTGCCACCAAAAAACGTAAGTCTAAAGTAAATAAGAAGCCACCATACCGACCATTGAAATTTCAGAGCGTTAAGGAGCTACAAGATAAGGTAGAAGCCTATTTCACGTCATGTAATGATTACGTGCGTGATGCGAAAGGTAATCGTATGAAAGATACAGTATCCGGTGAGTATTTAACGTATCAAGCAAAAGTTCCAACTATTACCGGACTAGCCGTATTCCTAGATACCTCACGCGAAACGCTGCTTGATTATGAAAATGAGCTACATAAAAACAATGATATGCCGACGGAAATGAGGCGTGGCTTTTCTGACACAATAAAAAAGGCAAAATTGCGAATTTACGATGCCACAGAACAACAGCTATACCGAGGTAAGCCGACCGGTGCTATTTTCTCACTCAAAAACAACTATGGCTGGGAGGATAAGACAAAGGTCGAAACCAAAGATGTTGGTCATCGTAATCCATTTGAAAATCTGAGTGAGGACGAGTTACGTCGTTTAGCCGGGGAGATGTCGTCATGAAAGATACCTTTGATGTTGAACTAGCTCGTTTCGGTGCTCGTTTGGAGTTGGCACGTAGGCATTTATACGATTACTGTTTGCTACAATATCCAGGCTTTTATAAGCCAAACCGAACCTTTTTGAAGGATATTTGTAACCAAATTGAGGGTTTCGTGAAGCATAGCCCAAAGCGTTTCCTAATTCTTAATGCTCCGCCTCGTCATGGCAAATCGTTGACAGCCCAATCAGCAACTGCATGGCTCTTAGGTGATAACCCAGCAAATCGCGTCATGACGGCGTCCTACAACGAACGCCTAGCTAGCACTTTCTCCAAGAATGTGAGAAATATTATTCAGACAAAGAAAGCTGGCGATAAGGTAGTCTATCAAGACATTTTCCCAGACGTTGCCGTACAATATGGTGATGCTAGTGCTCAGATGTGGACGATAGAGGGGCAAAATCAAACCTCATATCTAGCGACCTCTCCTAATGGTACTGCTACTGGGTTTGGTTGCGACTTCCTCATCTGCGATGACTTAATCAAGAATGCCGTAGAAGCCTACAATACAAACGTACTAGATGATATTTGGAGTTGGTTTACTGATACTATGCTCTCTCGTCTTGAAGGGCAACGTAAAGTAATTGTCATTATGACTAGATGGGCGAAAGGCGATCTTGCAGGCCGTATCATGGAGGCTTTTCCAGACGAGGTTGAACTTATCACTTATCAAGCGTGTAGTGATCAAGATGTAATGCTCTGCGATGATATTCTGAATGCTAAAGATTACAATTTTCTCAAGCGTGAAATGAGCCTAGATATTTTCGAGGCAAACTATAATCAGAAGCCCATCGATGTTAAAGGTAGGCTTTATTCCACATTCAAGGAATGGGAGAAAAAGCCGGAAGGTGAAGTTAAGAACTATACCGATACTGCTGATACTGGATCAGACTTCCTCTGCTCAATTAGCTATACGGTATTTGAAAACGAAGCCTACATTACAGATCTTGTCTTTACTGATGAGCCAATGGAAATCACCGAGGAAGCTACTGCCGATTTATTCTATCGTAGCGAAGTTAATCGTGCCAACGTAGAGAGCAACAACGGCGGTCGCGGCTTTGCTAGGAATGTTGAGCGTATCTTGCGAGAAAAACATGGTAGTAATCGGACAATTATAACTCCAGTACCTCAAACAAAGAATAAAGAGAGCCGTATTTTGGCAAGTTCAGCGTGGGTACAAAATCACGTCTATATGCCGTCAAACTGGAAAACGAGATGGCCGGAGTTCTACAAACAAGTTATGGAGTATCAGCGAAAAGGTAAAAATGCTCACGATGACGCAGTAGATGTATTGGCAGCGATTTTTGAGGAGATTACCGGCAAGCGTAAGCCACAGATTATCAATAACATCGACAACCCTACGAAGCGTAGGTACAGAAGGACTTTTGAAAGATAGGAGGAATTATCATGATTAGTAAAGTCTATACATTGCCAGCAGGCACCGAACCGACAGCAGACATCGTGAGTGGGCTTATTACTGGAAGCCAACGCAAGGAATGTCTTGAGCTTTATGAGCGTCTGTATGCCTATTATATGAATGAGGCTGTCGCAAGTCGTGAAGCCCCACATCAACTACTTGCAATTACGAACCACGCACGGTACATCGTTAAGACTAACGTTGGATACCTACTTGGTAATCCAGCAACCTATTTGGCCGCCGAAAAGGTCGATATTGAGCCACTACTAGACATTTATCGTAAACAAACTATCAGTAATCTTGACGTAGAGAACGCTACCGATACATCTATCTTTGGTCACGCTTTTGAACGTATTTACATCAATAAAGACGCAGAAACTCGCTCTACACGTATTGACCCACGTAATATCATCCTCGTCTATGACGATACCGTCCAGCACGAAAAAATGTTTGCTATTATTTATCAGCCATCAGTCAACGAAAAGGGCGAAATTATCCGAGATGCGTACGATATGACCATATTAACTCCAACTATGACGATGGAACGCAAGCTGAAAGACTGTATCTTGAGTGGTGACGATGAAGTGCCTCATGGCTTTGGCGAAGTGCCAGTAATTGAGTATCTAAACAGTAGCGATCGTGTAGGTGATTTTGAGCCAGTCATTAGCCTACTAGATGCGTACAATATCTTACAATCTGATCGCGTGATAGACCGAGAAAGGTTAGTTGATGCCATTCTAGCATTTTACGGTATGGACTTAGACAAAGAGGATCAAGAAGACTTGAAAGAGTCTCGCACTATTGCTGGTGTTCCAGCTGATGCCAAAATCGAATATATCGTGAAGAACATTAATGAGGCTGATGCTGATGTCTTGCGCAGCGCTATTCTTGCTGATATACATAAAATCTCTATGACACCAGATATGAGTGACCAGAATTTTGCTGGAAACTCATCTGGAGTGGCTTTGCAGTATAAGCTACTGGCCTTTGAACAGCACATCAAAGACAAAGAACGATATTTCGAGAATGCACTTGTTAATCGGTTCAGATTATATAATGGCGTCTTGGCTAGTATTAAAAAGATGAATCCTATTGAATCTAGCGATATAGATGTAGTATTCCGTCGAGCATTGCCACAAAATGACCTTGAAACCTCTCAGATGATCAATAACTTAACGGATATTGTTGATCGTGAAACGCTAGTATCGCGTCTGTCGTTTATTCAAGACGCCAAAGAAACTGTTGAGTTGGTACAAAAAGAGCAAGAGAATAGTTTGGAGCTCGGTAATTATGGTACCGACAAGGCAGATGAAGCCGACGATGAAACGGGTTCCGACGATCTATTAGATGAGGAATAATCTATGAGGAAACGCCCTGATGGTTATTGGGCAAGGCGTTCCGTTGAGCGTCTTAGCGAAGCCGAAAAGCTTTCTATCCCATACCTGAAACAATCGCAGGAGGAATATCGAGCCACAGCCAAAGCGGTTGTAGAGCAAGTACGGGATCTTTATGCCGCCTATTATCGCAAGAGCGGTAATAGCTTTGATATTGATACGCTTAATAAAGTTGCCCCTCAGGGTGACGTAAAACGCTTTCTAGCGAGCATGGAGGCTCAAGGTCTGCCAACCGATCTACCTAACAATTATCGAGGCAGAATGAGCCGTTTGGAACTTCTAAACAGTCAAATGCTAGGCAAAGTGAAGCATTTGGCAACCAAAGAGAGTTTCGCAACAACCGATTTATACGACAAAGTATTTCGAAACACATATTATCGGACTGGATATGATGTATCTAAAGGTCTTGGCGAAACTCTTGCTTTCGGCAGCTTGGACGACAAGACTATTGATAAAGTGCTTGAGTCTAAGTTCTATGGTAAAAACTATTCAGAGCGTATTTGGGGTAATTCTAATAAATTAGCTGATCAGTTACAGAGTATTATTTCTCACGCTATTGCAACTGGGCAATCGTCAGAGAAGACTGTTCGATTAGTCCGAGAACGTTTTAATGTTAGTCAATCCAACGCGGCACGTTTAGTGCGCACAGAGACATGTTATTTTGAGAATCAAGCAGAGATTGAAGCGTATAAAGAGATGGGCATATCAGAGTACGTGATATTAGCTACGCTTGATAGCCGTACATCTAAGATCTGTCGCGAGATGGACGGCAAACGTTTTAAGATTAAGAATGCTGTGGCAGGCGAGACGCTACCTCCACTCCATCCGTATTGTCGCACAGCGATACGCCCGTATATTGGAATAGAGTTTGAACCCAAAACGCGAATTATGCGTGATCCAGAGACGGGTAAGAACAAGACTATTGAACAGATGACTTACCATGAATGGCGAGCGCAATACATGCCAAACGAATCTAAGGTCAACCAAAAAGGACTAAAAGTGGGGGTTATAGGGGGATTATTGAACCAAGGATGGAACAAGTGGCAAGTAGGAGATGACCTTTTTGTCGGAGTGGATAGACCATTGATAGAAAAGTCAATTAAACAGGCAAGCAGGATACTTGAGGAGTATCCTATAGTGAGCGAATCGATTCGTGAGAATGGTGGCATAACGTTTAAACTGGTCGATGCCGCAACGTATAAGGCAGCAACTTCGACAGATAATTCACGCATACTATTTTCAAGGAAGGCTTTTGCTAATCGCGAAAAATACTTAGCAGTTTTAGAAAAAGAAATGAAAGTTGGCTTTAAGATGCGCGTTCCGAAAATGTACCACGACATTTATACCATCACACATGAGATGGGGCATGTGGCCGAGAATTACCTTGTCGATGGAAAGAAAATCACCAGAGCGGAGTACAATAAACGCGCTACGGCGATTAAAAATGATATTATAAAGATAGCGCAACAAATGAGCAATAAAACACGAAGCGAGGTACTAGCAGAAATGTCAGGCTATGGGCGCAAAAAGCCGCAAGAATTCTTTGCCGAAGCTTTTGTGGCACATAAACTAGGTAGTCCCAATATATGGGGAAAAGCTATGAGAGAATATCTAAGGGAGAGGGGGCTGAAATAATGTTTTCTGATATATCAATGCCATTATTTATGAAGAATAGTGAATGGTATTATTTTGATGATGAAGCTGGCATTACTTGTCTAACCGAAGCTGGAAATAAAATTCCAGAAGTCGTTGCTAGTTATAACGTATATTATAGTGACGAAGATAGCGATCTATCCTATTAGCAGAATCATAACAAATGAAGTTATTGTCAAAAATAATCCTTATGATATAATCAACTTAAGATCAATGACGACCTGTTAGGTTGATTATTGAGTTTCTTTAGCGACCTTCGGGTCGCTTTTTCGTTGGTTTGTAATTTAAGCCGAGAGGCGTAAAAGGAAGGATAAGAAAATGGATGGAGACAATCCAAATTCTACCAACAATAACCCAGCAAACCAACCTGACGGAAGTGCTGATAAGGGTGATAGTCAGGGTAGTAAAACTTTTTCGCAAGATGAGGTAAACGAAATTGTACGCAAGCGTATTAATGAAGCCAATGCCAAATCTGAAGAGAAGCTTAACAAAGCAGTAGCAGATGCTATCGCCGAACAAGAGCGTAAAGCTAAACTGACCGACGAACAGCGCGCGTCTGAAGCTCAAAAGGCTAAAGAGGCAGAAATCGCTAAACGCGAGCAAGAGGTTACTTTACGTGAGCGTCGGGCTGAAGCATCGCTCATCTTAGCAGAGAAGAATGTTCCTGCTGAGTTTGTTGAATATATTGTCAGTACCGACGCGGACAAAATGTCTGAGAATATTGACAAGCTCGCAAAGGTCTGGGAGGAAGCTGTCAAACATGCTGTTGAAGAACAATTAAAGCTCAACGGCTCAAACCCTAAAGACCGCTCATCCGGTAATAATTCCGGCAAAGTCGCTACGCCAAGTGGTGTTTACTCCAAAAATGGTACTAGCGCATTTTAATCCGAAAGGACTACAAAATGGCACGACAAGATACGTTGTCCATCCTCGACACTAAAGAGGCAAAAGATAAGCTGGCTGAAGCTGGTGGTAAACTTATCGAAAACATCCAAAAGAATGCTCTCTCGTCAATTCTTAAGAATACTGAATATTCTGGTGATCCTACCTCTGGCTCAGTAGAAATTAACCGCTTCCAGAACGCAACGAGCAACGACTATGGCACTGCCCGCGGCAACTCTAAAGGTGACAAGATCAAGAACGGAAAAGTCACCATTAATATTGATCAAGACAAAGAGATTATTGAGGAAGTTGCCAATAAAGATGTGCGTATGTTCGGCATATCTGATATCATTGATCGTCGGACAAAAAACCACGCTAGCCGAGCCATTGCTGAACTTGATCGTGCGTTCTTTGAGACTGCTGAGGGAGCAGCTACGGCTGTTACTACGAGCGAAACTGACATTGTTGAGGTTGTAGAAGCACTAATTCAGAAGGCAGAGACCGTCAAAAATGAGTACGTGGACGGAGTTGACCGTAGTATGCTCGTCATTACTGCCACTCCAAGTGCATACGGCAAGTTGCGTAAATACATCGACCAAGTTGATGGTGGCGCTGGTAATGAAAGTATTGGTATGTTCCACGGTGTAGAAATCCATAGCAACGTACGCCAGACAGCCGATCTGCTTATTCAAGCTAGGGGTTCTGTTGCGCAACCAGTGGCAATCGATGAGTATGACGCCGATCGTATCCCTCAATCAAATGATATTTCGATTGACCTATTCTACAGCTACGGTACCAAAGCTATTACTCCAGACTTGATCTTTAAGATCGAAAATGCTGGTGCCAGCGAAATTGTAGCTTAGTTAATAAGAAAGGACTCAACTTATGAAATGCAAGCTGAAGGTAGAACGCGAATTTCGTGATAAGAATACCAACAAGGTTCATAAGGTTGGCAAGATCCTCACCGTGGATGAAGCTAGGGCTAAAGAGCTCCTAGCTCACCCACAAGGAATTGTCAGCGTGGTAGAGATGCCAAATGTTAAATCCGACGATAAGCCAAAAACGTCAGATGAAACCGACAATGATGGTGGCAATGATGGCGAAAACGAGCCAGAAAATGAGGATGGCGACAAGAACGATGAGGACAAAAGCTCCGAATAATTGAAGGGTAAAATATGCTGAATTACGACGATTTTGTAGAATCTATGGCTGAAAAGGTTGGCATTATCAATCAAGATAGCGCCAACGATGCCGACCTTCTCAAATACGTTTGCGAGGAAGTAGCAGATCGTCTTTCAATCTATCTAAACTTACGTCCGAATGAGAATAAAGTATTTGAGTTTGACGAGAGGTTGGTAAAAATTGGGGCACGAATCGTTAGTGGCATATTTACTCAAACTAAGGCCAATATCGCTGGTATTGGTGTGGATACCACTATCAAAAGTATCAGCGATAACGGCCAGTCCATCTCGTATGGTGATAGCACGAGGAATTATCTGGCTACAGCTAGTGATGGCGAGCTATTTAACGGTTGTGTTGAGTTGCTAAAACCATATCGGAAGGTTCATGTTGTTTCCTAATTCGGCTAAGCAAGTAATCTCTAAAGCCTTTTATGACAAAGAGGTTACTATTCTAGAGAAACAAGAAGCCTACGATGTTGAAGGTGGACTCGTGAAGACTGGAACGACTATTCGAGATATTTTTCTCGGAAATGTAAAGTTTGTTTCATATGACGAGGAACAGCAAGAAAAAGGACTCGTAAGGGACATCGACGTAGTAATTACTTGCTCTACGGACACTACCGTAGATGTCGGAGATTTGTTGCAGTATCAAGGCTCCAAATACGTCGTAAGTAGCCGGGTCATAACTGATTCTCATATGAAGCTGGAGGGTAAAATATGGCAAGTGTAACGATTTCCATTTCTGGTGTTAAGAACTTACAGCGTAAGCTAGGCACTATTAAAAGTCAGAAAGAGGTTTACTCTGCCGTATCGCAAGCAACGGCTCTCGTAGAGGGCTCGGCGAAAAGTGGATGTGCCGTTGATACTGGTGCTCTGCGAAGATCTATTCATATGCGAGTAGTAGAACAGAACCACAGAGTAATCGGTATCGTCTATACATCTATGGAGCACGCTCCATACGTTGAGTTTGGTACCGGTCAGCGTGGTAAAGGTAGCTATCCGTACGAAAGAGGCCTTACGTTGGCTTACGACCCAAACTGGCCTGGTCAAGTCGCTCAGCCTTTTATGGTTCCAGCGTTACTTACAAATCGAATTCGGATCAACAAGTTAATTGCCGCTGCTGCCGTTAGTGGTGTGCGAGGAGGTGAATAATGTTTACTCCGAAGGCACAGATTCAAAAGATATTATCTGGACTTGGCTACTACTGTCATCAAGGAGCACAAGCCTCCTTTGCCGACAACGAGATTCCGGCGATAACATTTCGAGTTGATAACAACAGCGTTAATTTTGATCTCGACAATCAGATTGCAAGTCAAGATATTAACGTCGTGGTTGATATTTGGGCAGACGATAGCGTTACGTCCTCACGAGTGCTCTCGGAGGTGGAGGAAGCAATGAGGGCGGAAGGCTACCGTTTGACATATTCGGCAGATGTGCCACAGCCAAAAGGTTGTCTGTTTCACATCAATTGCCGTTTTATTACCGTTCATGTTGAATGAACGCACTGCTAATTTCTAGAAGGAGAAAATATGGCAGGTTCAAAAACTATGGGTACAACCCTTACTATCACCAAAACTGGTGACGAGTCTGAGGATCTCGTAATTAAAAGCCTTACATCCATCGGTGAGCTTTCTGGCGAGCGTGAGGAAATTGATGTCACTACGCTCGATAGCCCAGACGGTGCAAAGGAGTATATCTCTGGTGCTGTTGACTGGGGGTCACAAGACATCTCTGGCAACGTTACGGACGCAACTCAGCTGGCAAAATTGCGTGCGATCTTTGATTCGCAAACTGTTCGTACATGGACGATTAAGACTCCAGCTGGCAACGTAGCGCGCTATAAAGCCTTCATTGGTTCGTTTAAGTACGGCGAAAAAACGACTGACGGTCTCGATACGTTCGGTATGACCCTGCGTGTTACCGGTAGCGTTGAATTTAACCCCGAGGACGAGCCAGAAGCCTAGTCCAAAAGCGCTGGTGGTCGCCTTGTAACCACCACTAAGTAAATATAATCAAGGAATTATTCTATGAAACTCGACTATAAAGCTTCAAATATTGCTAAAGCAGAACGTGCACACGGGATGAACTTTCTTAAGACGCTCAAAACGCTCAGTAATAATCCATCTATTAGCGGTTTATTATTTCTGTTTGAGGCTGGTAATGGAACTGAAGATGACTTTGATCAAGCCTTTAAGGAAGGCATTAATAAGGTCTTGGTAGTCATTATGGAAGGCCTTAGTGCTGCTGGTTTTTTAGGTCAAGAGGATGTTCGGGTGATGAAAAAGGCTCTAGAGGAGCAGATGAAAACCCAAAAAACTTCACCGAGTTCTGGCAAAACAGCCAAAAACTAGCATTTCAAATTGGGTTACACCCGGCTGAATTTTGGGAGCTAACGATTGGAGATTTTTACGACTGTCTTGATGGCTATGAGGAGAACATTAAGCTAAATTTCCGTCTACAAGACCGCCTAAATCATATTTTAGGCACTTATATCGCAGTTGGCATCAATGACCCTAAAAAGTATCCATCAACACCCCTGCTGGACGATGAGTCTGCCGATCAAAAAAGATTTAGTTTTACATCAGATGAAAGTTTAGACGCTTACATCTGCAGCCTTGCTAACAATGTGAAAGGTTAATATGGCAACAATTGACGAACTAAATGTTCAAATTACAGCCGATTCAAGTAAATTGAATTCGGAAGTTGGTAAGGCTGAAAAGAAAATTAGTGATCTCGCCAAAGGTACTGAGAAATCGTCAAAAACTATGTCAGCTGGCATGGTAGCTATCGGTACGGCCGTAGGTAACATTCTGGGCGGTGTGGTCTCCAAGGCCTTTCAGTCCATTAATGCACACATGGATGGTGCTATTAGCCGCCTTGATACTCTTAACAACTACACCCGAGTTATGTCCAATCTTGGTATTGCCGCTCAAGATTCTGAAAAATCCCTAAAGGCTCTTGATGATGGTATTACAGGATTACCTACCAAACTTGATGATGCCGCCTCGGCAACGCAGCGCTTAGTGGCTACGAATGGCAATATTGCCGCCTCAACAGATATGTTCTTGGCTCTCAATAACGCCATTCTAGCTGGTGGCGCAGCTATTGAAACTCAAAATACCGCACTTGAGCAGATGTTGCAAGCCTACTCCAAAGGCAAGCCTGATGTCATGGAGTGGCGTGCATTTCTGACGGCAATGCCAGCTCAGCTCAAGCAGGTCGCAACAGCTATGGGATATACGTCTACTGCTGTTGGCGGAGATTTATACAATGCACTTCAGTCTAGCGAAGCAAATATGAATGATTTCATGTTTACCATCATGAAGCTTAATAAGGAGGGCGTTGCTGGGTTTGATAATTTCGCAACACAAGCAAAGAATGCTACCGGTGGTGTAGGTACGAGTATTACCAACCTCAAAACAGCAATTACTCGTGGCATAACGCAAATTATGGATGTCATCGGACAATCAAATATCGCGAGTTTCTTTAGTGGTTTATCGAAGGCAATTAGTACGGCTTTTAACTATGTAGCCGCCTTTGTAAAAATCATTAAAGAAGCTGTAGCTTGGATCGGAGCATTATTTGGCGGATCAGGTTCTACGTCTGGTCTGGTAAAAGAAACTGGAAGTGCTGCTACAAATGTTGATAATATCTCGTCTGGAGTATCCGATGCTACTAGTGGCCTCAATGATGCCACTAAAGCGGCCAAGAAGCTTAAAGGCCAGCTCGCTGGCTTTGACGAGATGAATGTTCTCAACAAACAGGACAATAGTAGCGGTTCTGGTGGGAGTGGCAGTGGCTCTGGTGCTGGTGGAGGTGGAGCTATCTCTGATTATACTTGGGATACGTCAGCATTGGAAGCAAGCACAAATAAAATTGATGAGCTAGTAGCAAAAATTAAAAAGGCATTCAAAGACTTATTTGGAGAGTGGGATTTTGATAAAATCGGAAAAGCACTTAAGCAATTTTATAATGACGTTAAAAAGTTTCTTGGTAACGCCGGAAAAATCGTTAAAGATGTTTGGCAAAAGTACCTACGACCATTCTTACAATGGTCTGGGGAGAGCCTACTGCCGGCAGTATTAAATGCTATCGGTGGTGCTATTCGATTACTAGGTGAAGTCATTGGAAATGTTTGGAATACATTTTTGATGCCTTTTATTGACGCTTTTCTCGTACCAATTGCAAAGTTTACTGGTGGAATTATAATATCGGTCTTGAATGGTATCGGTGATGCCTTACGAGGAATTGCTAATAATAGTGCAGCTGTTGAAACTATCTCGTTATTAGGTAAGGGCTTTATGACTTTGATCAGTCTAAACCTCGTAGCTGGATTCTTTACTGGACTTATCAATGCTATCACCAATGGTGGGATAGCAATGAATGGCTTTTTAGGTGTATTATCGAAAACTACTGGTAGCTGGGATTTATTCAACAAGGCTGGTGCTGCTGGTTCTGGCATAATTAACTCACTTAAGGATGGTGTAAGTAATGTTGTGGGTAAGATTTCCTCGCTAGGGGCTCCACTTGCAAATGCGGCAAACGGCTTTACTGGTGCGGCGTCTGGATCGCAAATGTTCATATCATCACTCGGTGCTGGTATTATCATTATGGAGGCTGTCGTTGCCGTTATTTTGGCAATTCAAACGGCTATGGAGTTCATTAAACTCAAGACTATGGAGGCTGAATTAGCCGAGTTGCAGTACAAATCAACTGAGGAAGCTATGCTAGAAACTACAAACTGGCATAATGAAGCGATTCAGAGACAGATTGACTTGAAAAATGAGCTTGATGGTATTACGAAAAGTCTGGCTGATGCTCAGCTCTCACTACTTAACGCTCAAGACGCGGCTGCCGCCTCCCAAAGTAATGCCGAATCAATCGCCAGGCAATATGGAATGACAATAGAGGAAGCTCGTGCCTATGTCGCTGGATT